TGATCATCGCCGACGTGAACAAGCAGGTCTACAGCCTCGGCCGCCTGCTCAGCCCCCAGTTCGGCATCGGCTCCACCCTGACCTTCGCCCACCTGACCGGCGTGAAGCTCAACATCGGCCACGTGGTGTAAGCCCCGGCGAGGTTTGATAATAATTCCAGTAGGTTTGATAATCAGGGGCGGCAGCAGGGGGAGCCCGAGGGGGTGCAAAAGGCCGGTTTCAGGGCCTTGGCGGGGGGCTTGCAAGGGGCCGGCAAGATCGTTGCCGGGGGCCTAAAGGTGGCCTTCAGGCGGGCTTCAGGGCCGGCCAGCGGCTGCCCTGGGGGTGCTTACAGGTCTCTGTGGCGAGCCAGCGCTTGAACTTGGTGCAGCCGCAGCCGGGGGCTTTACACTTACCCAGCCCGACGTTGGCACTGCCATCCCAATAAGAGCAGGCCTCGCAGATCGTCCCGCGCTGATCATACTGGGCCTGAGTGACCACGGGAAAGCCGGCGGCAACCCACCCCCCCATCGCCTTGCCGAAGTTGGTCGCCATCTCCATGGCGTCGGGCTCGCCGGGGATCGCCGGCCGGCGCTGCGGCCGCGCAGATTGCCTGGCCTGCTCGGCCTCGGCCGCGCCCCCGGCTGCCAGGGCCTCATGGAAGGCATTCCCATCGAGCGTCTCGCCTGCCTTGACCACGGCGAGCAGCTTCCCGTCCAGGGTGCGATACCTGGTGATCATGGCGGTGCGACCACGGCAATCGTGCAGCCCGATATACGCACGTCATAGCCATACAGCGAAGGGAGCTGGAGCCAGTCGCTGACGTAGGGATCGGAGCCGGCGGGCAGGGCCCCGACGCCAACGAACTCATGAAATACCTCGATCCAGTCCTCCCAGGCATCGCTTGTCCCGTGTGCGCGCCGCTGCACGTTGAGCGTCGCCTCGTAGGTCGCACCGAGCGTCGTGGGCTCAGCCGTGATCTTGTATTGGATGGTCTGATAGCCAAACGAGAATCCTGTGCGCGTCTCTGTGTAATTGTAGCAGTCTGACGTGCACGGGGTCCACGAGCCTATTCCAGCATTCTCACGGGAAATAGCATCGTCCTGCGTGTCCTCGATGGACAGGCCCATCTCAACATAGCCAGAGTTCTTGATCGTGGAATAGCAGATGCCGGGATATGTCCACGTCTTGTTGGTAGGTGATACGGTTGTGGTTGGACCGCCAGAGCTTGGTGGAATGCTAGGGTTTAAGGCCGAAACAAGATTACCCTCAAACGGATCGCTCGCCGTGATCGTGCCGCTGACTGTTGTGCCATCCGAACCGCAATCCGATGCCGGGTTGGACTGGGAGCCGGACACGGATTGCGTGTTGGTTATAGCGCAAGATGCCTGCGAATATTCCTTGGAGCCAGTCCACCCGAGGTAGCCACTATAACCGTAACCCTTCACATAGGCAGCGCACGAGTTGGTGTAGATGTATTCGCACCCCACTGCACCGCCTGCTATGCTCTGCTTTCGGTATTTCTTCGGCGGCGTGCTGGGTGTCGTATATTCGCTGAAGCCGCACAGCGATGCGCTACCGCCCTTCTTTTGATAGGTGAGCGCGCACGACGGTATCTCGACGCAGCAATCATCCGGAGTTCCGCTGCCGTAGATTGCCGCGCAAAGTTTTTTGAACCCTTCCGGCATGAGCTATGGGGTAAGGACCGCGATGTTTGAACCATCGCAGAGCGTAAGGAACTCAATGCCTCCGGCGGACAAACCAGATCCGGAAGGCCCGCCGCCGGCAGGGTTGGGCGTGGGGGAAGAAACACCAGGCTTGGCCCCCGTGACCGGCGACGTGACGCCCTGCTCGTCTCCAGAGGGAGGTGTGGGCGTGGGGATCTCGGCGCCCTCATCATCTGTCGGGACAGGAGGCATCTCGCTGGTGGTGTCGTCTGTTCCCACGGTGCCGTTATTCTGGACGTTGCAGTAGCCGGAACCGGAGGGGTAGTTCCGCAGCCGGTTGAGTTGGTCCACGAAGTCATCGCTGCCCAGCGTCTCGGGCGGGCCTACATCGATACTGGTCAGGCCGGTGTCCAGGTCATAGGTGCAACGCTGAACCACGGCAGCCATCGACGCCCACTCGGCTTGGCCGTTGGAAATATTCACGCGCTTGCCAGGGCAGATCGTCCCGGTCGGGTCCTGCTCCATGATCTGGATCGACCCCTCCCAGTGAGGGGTGGCAAGGGCGGCGTAGTAGGCTGCGGCGGCCCCACTGGGTGCCGTGTTGCAGGGGCCGAGGTTGAACGTGGCAAACAGCGTGAGCGGGCCGCTCGGAGTCCCGCCGTATTGACGCGTGAGGCGGCGCTGGGCGACACCCGCGACCGACACCGTCTGGAGAAAATCAAACACCACCCCAGGGGGGACGATGTCGTCGCGGCGACGCAGGCCGTTCACGCTGACCAGAAGGTTCGCATCATCGAGGTCGATGGTCTCGACCCCGAGCGAGCCGCGGGCCGCCCAGGTAAGCGCCCAGATCCCGGACGTGTATTCCGGGTAGGCATAGGAACTCGGCGCCACAGAAGCCGCCCGGCGAATCGCCTCGGCCACGGTGATTTCCCGCGTCTCCTCGACGGGCATATCATTGCCAGTGGGGACAGACCCCGGCGTGATAATGCCAGGAGAGACTGAGGAGGCATACACCATCGAGTTGAAGATCTGCACTCCCTGCGGAATCGGAATGCCCCACGCATCACTGCGGATGGTGATCATGGACGAGAGGACGGCCACGCGGCCGGTCCCGTCGCTGTTGTAGAACACGGCGGGCTGGCGATAGACCGTGCGCTCCATCTCCCACCAGGAGTCGTAGGCCTTGACGGACCAGACCTGCTCCTCGCCGCTGAAGCCGGCCGCCACGTAGCGAACGCGACCGATGAAGAACAGCACCGTGCTGCGCTTGAGAACCAGCGACTGGCCGTAGGAGAACGGGGCGGTGGCGGCGATGTCCTGCACCTTCACGCTGAAGCTGAGCGAGCCGACATCGAGGCTCGCCTTCTCAACCACAGGATTGCGTATCCCGAGCGATTCGAGGCTGACGTAGGCGCCGCCATCCACGGAGATGGTCCAGATCGAGGAGGCCATGGTGATCAGCCGCCGCCACCAGGACCAGCCTGCTGGGTGCGCTTGAGTTTTGACTCCGTTTTCCTGAGAGCCGCGGTCGTGCCGCTGGCATTGGCGGCGACAGCACTGGCAAAGGCCTTTGCCGCGGCATTCATCTTCCTCAGTTCATCGACGGCGGCAGCCTGACCGCTCCAATCGCCGGCGGCCTGGGCGACCTCGGCCGTCTGGCGCAAGGCAGAGGCACGATCACGATCGAGCGGCGCGCCGATGTCAGGCCGGGCGACGGCCTCGGGGCGAATTGAGGGCAATGCGGCTGGGCGCGAAGACTGGACTTTGAGAGTATCCTGGCGGATGCCGGCGATCTTGGTCGTGTGGCGGGCGGCCTCCATCTCGCTGTATGATTTCTCGATGACCGGGGAGATCTCGGAGGAGACCTTGTCGCGGTTGGCCTTGGCGGCTTTGACGGCATCCTGATTGGCGCGGGTGGGATTGTTCTGAAAGGCAATCTCCGCATCACGCACGCCGGCCTCGGCATCGTCCATCTGGCCGCGGGCCTTGGTCAGGGTCTCCTCGGCGTTGCGCTGGCGCACGCCGGCGTTGAGCTGGTCGCTTTCCAGGCCGGCCGCGCCGAACTTGGCCTCGATGGCGGCCTTCTCCTCGGGGGTGGTGGCCTTGGCCAGGGCGAGTTCCTTCTGGGCGTTGGCGACTTCCTTGGCGCGGGACTGGGCGCGGTCCATGTCGGAGATCAGCGACTGGTAGCCGGCGGCAAGCTCGCGCACCTTGACGAGCATGGCATCGAGATCGGCCTGGGCGGCCGCCTTCACCTCGGCGCTCTTCTGCTTGTAGGCCTCGGCGCTCTTGGCGGCTTCGCCCCACCAGCGCTGCATGGCCTTCTCGTTGTCGGCGGCCATTTGTTTCATGGCGCCGATGGCGACGATGAGCGGAGCGGCGACGACCATGGCGGCGGCGGCGCCGCTGGCGATCTGGCCGAAGAGTGCCTGGATGGCCGGGCTGGCGTTGGCGGCGGTCTTGCTGAGGGTGAGAAAACCCTGGGTGACCTGCGTGATATTGCCGGAGAGCAGGCCACCCATGACCTGGCTGAGGCCGGAGAACCCGCCCTTCAGCGTGCCGATGTTTTTGCCCAGGTTGTCGGCCGCCTGAGCGCTGACCTGGTAGTGCTTGGCCAGCTTGTCCTGATCCGAGAGGACCTCGCTGGCGGCCTGCGCCTGGCGCTTCATCTCGTCGGTGACCTTGCTGTGCGACTGGACGTAGGCCTCGCTCTTGCTGGCGACCTGTTGCGTGGCCTCCTTGACGCGCTGCAGGCCTTGCTCGGTGAGCTTGAGGCCCTGCAGGTCGGCAGTGGTCTTGATCTGGATTTCCAGGGGGGTCACGGGGAGAGGGCTGAAAGCTGAAGGCTGAAAGCTGAGGGCTTAATACCGCACCGCGGGCGGGGGCGGGAGGACGATGTCGGCACTGCTGGGCGCGGTGGCGCAGCCGGAGAGAACGAAAACGAGTAAGAGAACGAGAATGAGCTTCATTTTAGTCGGAGCAGCGGGTGATGGAGGCGAGCTGCAGGGCGCTGAGTCGCTCGACGCGGAAGAGCACCTGGGGCTCGGGGAAGATCACGCCGTGATCGCTGGTGAGCGCCCAGTTGATGGCGTGGTAGACGGCAGGCGATGGGCTGAAGTTGATCCGCCCGATCGGGAGCGCGGCACCCTTGCCTTCCGGCGTGCGGCGGTGGGCGACTCGGGCGAGTGTGGCGAAGAGATCGGCCGCGTCGTCACAGTCGCCGCTCTCGGGCTCGTAGGCCTCGATGCCCAGGGCGGTGCGGGCCTTGACGAACCAGCGGTGATAGTCGCCCGTTACCCAATCTGCCAGGCAGGGCAGATAGAGCGAGTCCGACAAGGGCCAGATCGCAGCGGGCGGGATGCCGGCGGCGACGAGGGCCTGACGAACTTGGGCATTGGTCAGCACGTTCAGGGTGAGACCGGCTGGACGACCTTGTTTTCAGCACGCTCCTGCATGGCGATGGCGGCGACGAACTGCATCACCTCGCCGTAGGTCATTGTTTTGTCGCCCACCTTCACCGACTTGTCGCCGGAGTTCCAGGAGACCGACTCCCAGGGCTGCTTGTAGGTGACGCCATCAATGACGACCGACTTCTCGAAGAAGGCGGTCACATCACCCGTGCTCACCTCCGCCTGGATACGGACGAGCGACTCGGTGACGGTGGGTGTAACCGCCGCGATGGACAGAAGCCCGAGCAGGGCAACGACGGAGAGGAGGAGTTTGTTTTTCATGGGTTAGGATGCGACGGCCTTGATGACCGCGAAGTTGAACACCGGCTGTTCCGTGGTGGTCCCGCCAGTGGTGCGGTAGGTGATGCGGAAGGAACCAGCGGCGACGGCGGTGACGAGGATTTCATAGAGGTCGGTGCCCGACTTCTGGTTCACGATGATGGTGTCCGTGGCAGCGACGGCGCTGTTGGTGACGGTGAAAGACTGATAGGTAGCGGAGCCCGCCGCAGAGACGAGGGTGATGGCGCCGGAAACTTTATCCAGCGTGACGCCGGTTGTGCGGCTGGTGCCCTGCGTGACGGTGCCGCCTGCGCCGGTGGCGTATCCAATGCCGCCAGTTGGTGCGACGGATTTGACGCTGCCAAGAAAGGAAGCGTTTCCGGTGGTGTATGAGAGCGTCAGCGCGACAACTGCGCCGTCATTGTCGTAAAACTCAAGATTGCTAGAAGATGCCGGAATCCTCATCCGCCACTGCCGGCGTCCGGTTTGGGTGAGTGCCACTGATGGCGCTGTTCCATCTGGAGTGATGTGCGATAATCCAGCGGTGCCTGCGCCAGCGGTTGCAATAAAAGCGCCGGCGGAGTTTACGCTGCCCCCGAACCACCCCGCACCTTGCGCCGACATGCCACCCGCCACCGTCAGCGCCCCCGTAGTCGTGCTCGTGCTCGCCGTTGTGTTCGTGGTTCCAAAGGTCCCGTTCGTGGTAATCGGGCGTGCCCAAATCACTGTGCCGCCTGCCGCCCTCGGGATGGTCAACGGACTGTCAATGTAAGCATTGGCATCCGAGTAGGTGTTCATCTGGAAATCTGAGCCAGCATTGGCCCCGCTTTCTGCCGTGGAGTTTGCACCAAATGCCCAGCGCCGTGAGCCTCCGGTAAGAACTCGGAAGTAGCCGAAGGTTGCGGCATCCCTCACGAGGTCGAAGTTCATGGAGGTCGCCGCAGCTGTGGAAACTTGAAGCGTTCCAGCCGCGTTGCGATATAACTGAACATCCGTGCCGAACCCGATGCCTCCAGTCGCCGCCGTGTGGGTCGCCAGTTGCAGCTTGCCGTTGCTGCTGTCGGTCGTGGTGCCGAGGAGGAAGTTGTTTGACGTAGGAGCAAATCGGGCGACCTCATTTAGGAACGCTCCTTGATTGAAGATAATGTAGCCCCCTGTTCCACTCGATGAAATGATCGTTTTGCCATTCGCCATGCTGTTCCCAAACGCGGTAGAGTTGGCGTAGAGCGCAGTTGCGTAGGTGGTGTTGAAGCTGGTCATTGAGCCATTCACCGTGCCTGACGTAACCGTCACCGAAGTATTAGCCCCGGTGCTTGTGTCGGTGTTCGTCACTTGCAGAACATTCCTACCTGTGCCGCCGTTGTTTCCGGTGACTGTCAGAACGGGAGAGCCGCCTGAATAAGTGAACCCGCTAGCCGAACCTGCGTTTATCGCCCCAGCCACGCCGATGCCGCCGCCAAACGTCGCGCTGCCCGTCGTGGTCGATGTGCTCGCCGTGGTCGAGGTGACGGCAAGCGGGCGCGCAACGGTCATCGCGCCGCCGGCGGCGCGAATGATGGTAAGCGGGTTGTCAATCGCGGCGTCGGCATCGTCATAGGAAGAAATACGAAAATCAGACCCGGCATTCGACCCCGTTTCCGCCGTCGTAGTGGCTTGAACAAGCCACCTTCTTGCGCTCCCGGTGTTGAAGGACACATTGCGGCTTCGACCAGAATCCGAGCTAAGCCGAGCGTATGAATCAGCCGCCCCGCTCGCAGTAACATTAAAGGATGCCTGCGTTGCCGCGGCAGGGACAATACTGAGAGCCGACGAGAACGTCGTCGCCTGGGTGATGGTGCTGGGCAGCGAGATCGTGGGCGCGCCGCTCACGCCGTCGCCGTTGGTCACCGTGATCTGGCCGGCCGTGCCGGTGATGGTGCGGGCGGCGTAGGTGTTGGCGGCGGTGCGGTAGAGGCCGCCGTTGACCGCTACGGCACCCAGGGCGTCGATCGCGGAGCCGTTGGTGAGGCCGAGGCCGGCGCCGGTAAGGGCCGTGGCAGTAAGCAGCGAGCGGCCGTTAGCCGTGGTCGTGAGTGCCGCGATGCTGGTGAGATCGGAGTCGAGCGGCTGAAAACTCGATGTTCCGCCGCTCACCGTGGCGGGGAGCGTGAGGGTGAGGTTTGCCAGGCTAAGCGTGCCGCCGGTGGGGGTGCCGCTGAGCACGCCGGAGACCGTGAAGGTGCTGCCGGCATCGGCCGTGAGGGTGGCGCCGGTGAGGAGGTGGTTGCTGACTCCAGCCAGGGAAAGGTTCTTGATGCCCTGCTGGGCGAGCAGGGAGCAGGGGGCGAGGAGCAGCGAGCCGAGCAGGCAGGCGGTGAGCAGCGAGCGGTGAGCAGTGAGCGGTTTCATGGGGGATCAGAGAAGGGCGAAGCCGGTGAGCTTGTAGCCGGAGGCAGGGATGGCCGCGGCGAAATCGACGGTGAAGCCGGAGGCGGTGCGGCTGCTCTCGCGGATCTGGAACTCGACGGTGGCCCCGGCATCGGGGGCGCTGATGGTGAGGCCGATCCCGCGGGGAGCGGCGGCGAACGGAACATCAAAGGCGATCGCCTTTGAGGTGATGGAAGCAGTCAGGACTTCATTGATGGCTTTCACGGTGTCGGTGTCGGTTGGGGCGGAGGGCACGTCGTCGCTCTCGAAACGGGCGCCGGTGAAGTTGTAGTCACAGAAGACGCAGGTGCCGACGAGCTGGCCCATGCGGACCGAGCAGACGGCATCGGCCATGGTGAGCGCGGACGCGGCCACGGAATCGACGTAGGTGAGATCGCCCTGGAGCGGGAGCGTATCCTCGTGCGTGAGGAAGAACTGCAAGGCGGCTGCCTCGCTGCTGAAGAAGCGCTGCACGGTGACGGAATACTCCCGCGGACCACGGCCGCGGCCGTAGACGATGGAGTAATCCGCCCGGAAGGCCTGCCAGGCATCGAGCAGCGTCTGGCCCTGGTAGCGGGCGCCAACGGGCACGCGACCAACGGCCAACGAATCGCTGGCAATGATGCTGGAGCCGTATTGAAGATATTGTGACACAATGGATCTGAGCTAGAAGCGGCGACTCAGGGGGCGGTCACGCCGACGTAGAAGGCGTTGGAGCCGGGGGTGCGCACGCCGTCGATCGCCAGCTCGCCAGCGCGGGGGCTGGTGGAGTCGAAGGTCTGCGGCAGCTCGCGGGCGGCGCCGTTGTAGAGCGTGACGAAGACGCCGGTGCCGCTGATTGCCAGATCGGCGCGTTTGGCATCGGCGCCTCGGACCGCTCCGGCCTGCAGGCCGAGCAGGTCGAGCATCTGCGCCTCGCTGCGGCCCTCGGGCTGCAGGGTGGCGGAGACATCGATGCCGGCGATCTTCATGCCGACCAGGCCGAGGCCGTCGGTGACGATCGGCTCGGTGCGGAGCGATGGCGTGATGACGATCGGGCCGCGGCTCTTGAAGGAATCCCAGGGCGCGGCACCGAAGGCGGCGGAGTATTCCTGGCTCGGGATCTCAGCGGCCGTGGGCGGAGTGTCGGTCAAGGCGACCTTGGTGATCGTGTAGAGGTTGTTCGCATCACCCCAGGCACTGCCTTCCTTGGGGAAGACGGCGAAGGTGAGCGCGCCCAGGGCGGACTGCACGGCGGAGAGGCCAAGCGCGGGCATGCCGATGACGGCGCCGTTCCAGAAGGTGATGCGGCGGTTGGCCGTGAGCGCATCGATCTGGATGGATTCCTGCTCGATGATGGCGAGGTCGCCCGTGCCGGCATCGGTGATGTCGAGCAGGCCGGTGGCGCCGCCGGTGATGGCGTGGGCCTCGGTGTCGTAGAGCTTGCCGCCGGTGTTCCAGAAGTAGGTCGTGGCGGTGACGATGCCGGCCGGGATGGTGGCGCCGGGGAAGGCGATCACGCGGACCGGGCAGCCGGCGCGGGGCTGCGCGGAGCCGACCAGGACGATCACGTCGGTCGCGGCCGTGACGCTGCTGATGTCGTAGCGGGGCGTGACCAGGGAGCCGATCTGCGGGTTGGTCCAGCGGTGCGTGACCGCCAGCTGCAGGGCGGTCCAGACGCCGACGGGCGTGCCGGAGAGGACGATCGAGCGGTCGAGGGCGCGCAGCGCGATCGGGCCGTAGGTGTCGGTCTCGATCTTGAAGATCGAGCGGATGGGCGTGAGGCGGAGGCCGCCACGGAAGTGAAAGACCTGGCCGCGGTGGGTGACGTTGCAGGGGCCTTCGAGGAGCGTTGCGAGGTTCATGGATGGAATCGGTTAGCGGTGAGCGGATGACTTACGTGAAAGTGACTTCGGCGACGCCGGACTGCTGGTAGCCGGACTTGAAGGCGGCGGCGCGCACGCGCTTCCCCACTCCGGGCACGAAGGGCGCGGAATAAAGCACGGCAGCGGCGTTGCCGGCATAGGGATAGGTGCCGTCGAGGGTGTAGTAGATCGCCGCGCCGGCCGTGCCGCACGTGATGGCGATGGTCTGCGAACCGGCCCCGGTGTCGGGATCGATGAGGGGCAAGCCGCAGCGGGCATCGCGGGGGATACCGAGGAAGGTCTGCATGCGCACCTCCCAGCCATTGAAGCCCTCGAAGGAGTCATCGGGCACGACCGGGCCACCAGGGAAGGCGGACCAGGCCTGCTGGGAATCGGAGCCCACGGGCGCATCGGAGAACAGCTGGAGCAGCTCCAGGGCGACCTCCTCGGCGCTGAGGCCGGTGCCGAGGTCGCCCGCATTCAGCGTGGGGTGCTCCAGGACGGTGAAGGTCTGCACGAGCTGGCCGCGCAGGGAAGCGTCGTTGCCGCCGGGCACGAACATCGGGCGAGGGACCAGGATGCAGAGGCCGACCTTGCCGCCGCGGGCGGTGCGGGCGGAAAGGATCTTCTGCACCTCGGCGGCCGTGGCCCCGCGCTCCTCCTTGACCACGGAGACGGTGTCGAGCGCGCCGTGGGCGAGGATGCGGCGATAGGCATCCTCCTGCGTGTTGGTGAGGATCTGGCGGGAAGTCGTGCTCATGATTCCCCTCCGTTCTTCCAGGCTGCCTCGATGGCGTGCGAGATGGCCTGCCCATAGTTGAGGTAACGATCGTTGACGCCGGGCTCCAGGAATGGCCGGGCGGGCATGCGCATGAAACGCAGGTGCGAGCGGACGGTGGCCCGGCCCTGGAGGAGCGAGATCCGCTTCTTGGCCGACTTGCTGAGCCGGCCGGTGCGGGCATCCATGATCACCACGCCGCCGGTCTCGTGCGAGCGGAAGACATTACGCTGATGGGCGCGGACGGTGACGAAGTCGAGGAAGCCGTATTCGTGCACGCCGGCATATTTGACATTGGTGCCGATGGTGGACTGCACCTGGTTACCCTCGATGACGGCCTTGCTCGGGCGGATCGAGGAGCGCAGGCGGTTGCTGCGCACGCCCAGCTTCGTCGGGCGCGGGCCGCTCAGATAGTTCGCCTGGATATGGCCGACGGTCAGCTCGTTCTCCTTGTCCATGGCGCGGGCCATGCCCTCAAGCATGCGCAGCGGGAAGGCCTGCAGCTGGCGCAGGACTTCCTCGGCATTAGAGCTGATGGGGATCTGGAGCATGAGGGGTCAGGTGAGGCTGTAGCGGCGGTAGGGATGGAGCATATCGACGACGCCATCGAGCAGACCGATGCGGGAGAGGGCACCCTGGAAGACGTTGTCCTGTTTTTCCCCGATGTTGAGGCCGAGCTTGTCGCGCTTCGTCCAGACCTGCTCGCACTGCAGGCGCCACGCGAGGAGCAGATCCTCGGGCACGGCGGTGGCGCCGATGGGCAGCTCGCTGTCGTCGGCCGCGGCCGCCAGGGAGACGGCCGTCCAGGACAGGTAGTAGCCGGCAGCTGGGATCGGGAAGCCGAAGATCGCGGTGAAGCCCGCGGCGGTGACGATCGAGGGCACGGCGGTGATGATCGTGCCACCCGAGGGAAGCTCGATGTTGAGCGTGACAACGGGGGCGGCACCAAAGGCCGAGTCGAAAACAATGGCGAGGCTCTCGGCGTCGGCCGTGAGCGCCACGCGACCGGACTGGCGGGAAGGCAGCGCCGTGGCACCAGGGCCGGGCCAGTAGCCGCCCGTGTAGGTGAACCGCAGGCGGGAGCCATCGGGGCCGGCAAGGCCCGAGAACTTGATCAGGCCGGCCTTCAGGTTGTAGTCCTGGACAAGGTCGTTGAAGGTGACGGCCACGAAGCCATCGGCCAGGGAATCGCGCTGCTCGATGGTCGGCACGGCCTCCAGCGGATAGCGCGGCAGGGTCACATGGTAGCAGTCAGCCGGGCACTCGAAGGTATCGCCCACGGTGCGCAGAAAAAGCCGGTTGCAATGCCGTTCCAGCTGCCCTGCCACGCCGTTGCCGATGGCCGCGATCTGCGCATCGTAGTCGGTGCCGGCAACCAAGCCCGCGGGCAGCAGCCAGGCTTTGAGGGTGGCGAGGGTGGAGAGGCCGACGGTACTCATTTGGTGACGATTTTGTAGGGAGGACGCTGAGCGGGGGTAAGGATGGCGCGGTGCGCGGGCGGCTGCACCGTTGCCTGCTGCTGCAGGCCCGGTGTTTGTCCTGAGTTCTCGCTGGCGCGAAACTCAGGCAAAGGTTTAGAAACTGGGGGGCGGGTGAGCACTTAGCGGTAGATGGCGGTGAAGAACACGTCGGCGGAGCCGAGGGTCTTCGTCGGGCCGGTGGAGGAGTTGCACACGCTGATGCCGGAGCTGAGATAAAGGCCGGTGGCGGGCAGCGTGATGGTGAAGTTGGACGAGGCGGCCGCGGTGATGACCAGCGCCGGCACCGCGGAGTTTGCGCCCTGCGTAGTCACGTCCACGGTGGTCACGCTGTCGCCGGCGGCGATGTCGGTGGCGCTGCCGGTGGCCGCGTTGGTGATCGTGATGATCGTGGTGCCCGCAGTGGACACGAAGGCGGCCTCGGCATCGATGGCCGCAGCCGCGGCCGTGGCCATCTGTGCGCCGCTGTTGCCGGTGCTGATCGCGACCGGGATGGCGGTCGTGTCAACCACGGCCGGATCGACGCCGCCGGCATCGAGGTTGAACCAGACGTAGTAATTGACCGTCGGGCTTGAGATCAGGAAATACTTGTTGGCCAGCTGGGCGGGCGTGCGGGCGCCGAGGTTGCAGGTGGAAACCTCGGCCGTCAGATTCGCCGGCACGGTGGCGCTGTTGTGCACCTGGATGAACTGCGCGGAGGCCTTCGAGTTATAGCCCGAGAGCTGGAGGAGCGTGCCAGGCGCGGCCTTGACGACGCGGCTGGCCTCGTAGGCGGTGCTGGCGGCGTAGTCGGCCGACTGGGCGGCGAGCCGCAGCAGGGAGCAGGGAGCGAGGAGCAGAGAGACGAGCAATAGCTTTTTCATGATGGGCGGGAGTTGAGGTTCGGAGGTTTCTAAAAGGCCCTCCCCAGGGGAGGACCTCGTAGAATACCCGAGCCGGGCTTAGCTGTCGGAGCCGGCGATGAGCACGGCCATGCAGCCGGCCGCCATCTTGCCGATGGTGAACCGGGACAGGGCGCGCACCAGGATCTCGTCGGTGGCGAAGCCGGCTTCCTTCGAGGTGGCGATCTCCATGCCCTTGCGGACACCGAGATACTGGTAGCTCGCATCGCCGAAGAGGGCGAAGCCCACGCCCGAGGTGTCGGCCGCGGAGTAGACCGGCATGACGCTGACCCAGCGGATGGGGAAGCCGTCCAGGGTGGCGCCGTTCACGCCGTTGGCCTGGTAGGGCTTGTCGCCCGCCGTGTTCAAGCCGCTGAGGTGCTGCTCGAAGCTCGGGTGCAGGTAGTAGGCGCCATTCATCAGGGCGCCGTCATCCACCGCGGCCCGGAGGGCGCGAAGGTTGGCGAGCGTCGTGTCGGAGCGCTTGTTCTTGGTGGCGGCCATCGTCACCGACTTGCTGTCGGTGGCGCAGCTGAGGATCAGGCCCTCGGGGTCGCCGTTGGTCGTGCCGTTGCCGACGAAGAACAAGGTGTCCTCCGCCTTGGCCATCTGGCGGGCGCAGTAACGGGCGAGGAACTGGCCCATCGCGACGATGGAGTCTTCATCCAGCTCACTGGGCAGCGTGACCAAGCCGCCATATTTTTCCGGCGTGAAGGTGACGAACACGACCGTCGGGCTCTTGGCCGTGACGGAGGCGCTCGCGCTGATCAGGCCGAAGGCGGTGTCGGTGCCCAGCTGGGGCAGCTTGACGGTCGCGGCGCCGAGCGGGAACACGGTGCCATACTTGCGGGCGTTGCCGTAGTAGCTGACCAGCTCGACCACTTCACCAGCCCACTGCGTCGGGACCGGGATGTCGCTCGTGCTGAGCGAGGCCTTGGCCTCCAGGCCCAGGCACTCGCGGATCTTGGCCTCGACGTTGTCGACGCGGAGACTGCCGAGCTTCTCCTGGTGCTTCGCGGCCATCAGGTAGACGCCGCCGAAGAACTTGGCCGCGCCGTCCGAGATCATGCCGGGGCGCAGCGTGCGCTGCTGGCCGTTGGCGAGCTGCAGGGACTGCTTGCGGAAATCGAGCAGCTCTTTCTGCACCTCGGCGACGAGCTTGGTGACGGCCTCGTAGTCCTTGGCGTTTTTGTCGATGGCCTTCTCGATCTCGTCGATCTTGCCGAGGCGACCGTTGATGGATTCGAGGGATTTCAGGAGGAGCGAGTTGGTCTGCTCCTCGACGTTGGTATTATCTTTCATGGTGATTACAGGTTGGTTTGAAGTGCAGCCAGGACCGCGAGACGTGTCCGCGGGGAGGCCGGGTCGGCGTCCGCGGAATCAGCGGCCGGCTCGGCGTGTTTCATGTTCTCGATCAGGGCGGCAAACTGGGTGACGTTCTCCTCGGTGAGCGTGCCGGCCTTGTAGGCGGTGGCCACGGTGCGGAGGGATTTGGCGAGGGCGTTGGGGTTGGCGCCGATGATGCACTGGGAAAGCTCGATCTGCTCCTGCTCGCGGTAGACGCAGCGGAGGCGGGCCGCGGTGGCGGCGTCGAGCTTCAGGTCGGCGACCTGGGCGAGGAAGTCCTTCGTGTCGCCGTCCCACTTGGAGCACATGGAGGTCGGCACGAAGCCGACGCTCACGGCCTTGAGGTGCTGGTCGCGCACCATCTTGAAGCACCAATCGGCGAGCGTGTTGCCGGCGTCGGTGACGGCATACTTCACATCCTCGACCAGCTCGGCGCCCTCGATGCCGAAGGCGACCACGGAGCCGAGGAGGTTGCGCACGTCGGAGTAGTCGTGGCTGTTGATGAAGGGCGCGTTCTTCGCGAAGAACTTGAAGCGCCAGCCCTTCACGCGCACGATCTCGCCGTGGCAGTCGAGCGACTCGTCGCTCGCGGTGTAGCGCACGAGGCCGGCCTTCTCGTCGAGAATCTTCGGGACGACGGCGAACTCGCGGCGGATGGGAGCGGCGAGATTGAACTTGGCGAGCGAGGCGGTGAGGGAGGGATTCATGGTGTCAAAGGTTGGCGGGTTCACCGACGGGGATGGCGACGCAGTGCGCCGTTGCGGCCTGCTGGCCGCCCGGTGTTTGTCCCCGTTTCTCGCTGCGCGAAAACGAGGCAAAGCAGTTGATCGTGTTGGCGCTCATAAGTCGGCGGGGGCGGAGACGGGAATTGATACGCAGTGGCAGTTGATCGTGTTGCCGGGGGAGCCGGCGGTGTCGCCGGGGTGCATCAGCTCCTCGCCGTCGACGATGAAGGGCTGGTCGACGGGGATGCCTCCGTCGGCCGGATAGGTGAGGCCGGCCTGGGCGTGGGCCTCGCGCACGTTGCCGTTGCCGCTGGTGAGCCAGGCCTTGTATTGCACGCCGGCCTTGACCATGGCCTCCTGGCGGCCGGTGCCGTAGGCGGCGGCGGTCTCGGTCTGCGCGATGCGCAGGGCGTCGCGATCGGCGATGCCGTTGAACTCGGCCTTGACGCGCTTCGCCAGGGCGGAGGTGGAGTCGCCGGCGTCGAGGCCTTCCTTCAGGGAGTCGCGGATCTTGTCGAAGATGTCCTGCGGCACGCCGGAGAGCTTGTTCTCGCGGTCGGTGAGGAACTGGAGGACCTCCTGCGGGGCGAAGGTGAAGGGATCGTCCTTCCCCAGCTCCTTGAGCAGCTGCTTGCCGGCGCGATCGAGCGCGGCCTTCTGCTGGTTGCGCATGGCGACGCGGAGGCCGTCGGCGAACTTGGCGAGGTCGAAGAGGAAATCCGCTGCTGCGGATTTGGTGAGCGGTGAGCTGTGAGCGGTGAGCAGCTGCTTGCCCTCGGCGCCCTCGATCTTCCGCAGGACTTCGATGCGGGCCGTCATGAGCACGCGGGTGAAGGCGGACTTGAAGGAGGCGACGGTCTCGCGGCGCTGCTGCATGTGCGTGCGCCAGCGGGCGACGTTGGCCGAGGATTTGGCGTCCAGGGTCTTGGCTCTGGGGATGCAGCCTTCGCCACAGTTGCACTCGAACGCACGGAGCGCGTCGGTCTCGGCCTGCTGCTGAATGCTGAGCGCTGAGTGCTGAGCGCTGACCGAGCGGGTGCGCAGGGCGAGCAGCGCCTTGATCTGCGCGATCTCGGGCTGGTCGGGGCCAGCCCGTTCGACGCGCTGCGCTTGCTCAGGGCGAGCCTCGCCTTCGGCAAGGCTCGGATCTGCGCTCGGCTCGGCGGTGCCAACCGCGACCACGCTGAACTGCACGTAGGCGATCTCCCAGCCGGGGAAGGGCTTCATGCCGAGGTCGAGGTAGTCGTTGATGTCCTTCCAGGACATGCCGGCACCCCATAGCTTGAGCGCGGCCTCCAGGCGGGCGCGGCGCACTTCCTGCATGACGGGGTGATCGTCCCAGTCGTGCTCGGCGGTGAGGGCGAAGCCGGTCTGCCGCGAGGCGAGGAGCGCATAGGCACCGGCGATGTCGCGGGCGAGCGGCTGGCTGGTGCCAGTGATGAGCTGGTAGCGGTCGCTCTCCTTGCCCACGGAGTAGCTCTGCTTGACCGTGGACATCGAGGGCGGCACGCCGAAGGTGATGAAGACCTCCTGGTGAGAAAGCGTCTTGGTGTTGGTGAGGTCGACGCCGGCGGCCTGCTCCTTCGGGCGGTCGACCGTGATGTCGCCGGTGAGGAAGAGATCCTTGGCGATGCCGGCGCGGAGGGCGGCACGCTTGGCGCGGAGATCCGCCACGACCTGCTCGCGCTGCTCGGGCGAGGCGACGCCGGTCTTGCCGACGACGATGAAGCCCTGGTCGCCGTTGTTCCGCATGAGGTCGCGGATGTAGACCCCGGTGAGGAAAGCGCCCTCGGTGGCCACGGCGGCGACATCGGCCCGGCCGAGGCCGCGCCAGTCGTCGTAGGGGTTGGGCTCCATGCGGTGGATGACCTGCTCGGGCACGAACGGCACCTGGCGGCCGGCCGGATCGGTGTAGACGTAGCCGGCGAGCTTGCCGCCCTGGACGACGAGGCGCATGCGATCGGGCCGGGCGACGATGAAGGGGCTGTAGCCGGCGGGCTTGCGGCCGGCGGTGATCACCCAGCTGTCGTCGAGCAGGATGAAGAACTCGCCATGCAGCTGGCGGTGGAGGGCCAGCAGCTGGTCGACGGAGGCGCGGGAGAGGCGCTTGCCGTCGTTGCCCAGGGCGGGGGCCTCCCACCAGGCAGCCAGGCCGGCATCCTCGTGCTCCTCGTCGCCGGCGTAGAACTTGACCGGCAGGCCGGTGAACTCGCCCGAGACCAGATTGACGGCGGCAAATACCCAGGCGGACTGGCTGTAGGGGGTGGTCAGGCGGGTGGCCTGGCCGTCGACCATGTCGTCGCCCCGGCGCCAGCTGGCCGCCGTGGCCGAGAAGGATTTGGCGATGGAATCGAACCGGGCGGCCAGAACGGGAGGGAGGAAGTCGCGGATCTTCATGGTTGGGCGCCCTCCAGGATGCCTCTGCAATCGCATTGCAAGCCCTCTAGGCGGCCCGGAAGGGGGGCTGCACGGGTCAGGGGGGCGGTTTGGGCCGCCAGGGCGGGTATTTTGGCCGTGTTGGGCATCGGTTTTGGGGTCAGATCAGGGTGGAGGTGAAGCCGGAGGCGGGGGACTTGGCGGCATGGCGGGCCAGGGCCTTGGCCCAGAAGAGGTCGGCGTGGCCGGTTTCATTGGCCTCGGCCGTGAAGCGGATGTTGCCGGCGGCGGTGGTCTCCTTGCGGATGGCCCGGAAGTGGCTGGCGACATCGGCCGTGTCGGGGATGCGGCAGGAGCGGTCCTCCAGGCTGGCGCGCACCGGGTAGGCCAGCTCCTCCTTGACCGCGCCGGTAAAGGTGACGGGCTCGATGCGGTATTTGCCGAAGCGCTCCTGGGCGCGCTCGGCGAACTGCATGCCGAGGCCGGTGTTGTCGATGCAGCAGCGGCGCAGGTTGGGCAGCGCGAGGTAGGGGTAGACATCGGCCTCCATGGCGCTGAAGGTGCGGTTCTGGAACACCAGGAGCCGGCGGGTGAAGGCCACCCCGCCCACGATCTGGTCGATCCAGAGGACGAAGCGGTCGTGCTTCCGGCCCACGTCGATGCCGGCGTAGAGGTCGCCGCCGCTGGCCAGCTCCTCCAGGGTGCGCTCCCAGCGCTCGCCGGCCGGGTATTTGCAGCCGTCGATCATCTCGTAGGTGATGAACGCGGCCGCATCGTCGGTCGGCACGCACATGTATTCCTGCATGAACGTCTCGTCGTCGGTGCAGCCGGCTTTGATGAAGTTGAAATACTCGGCCTCGTCCATGTCCTGCCGCGGATCGTCCTTCGGCAGCTTGGCCTGGAGCTTGCCCAGGAAGCCGGCGTCGAGGGCGGTCTGGAGCGTGACGGTGTGGAGCGAGATGCCCTTGGGGTTGCCCTTGTGCTTGATCTCCTGGATGAGCTGGTTGAACAGGTTGGCCGAGCCGCGGTGCGTGCTGATGATCTCCAGCGAGCCGCCCCAGGTGATGCCGGGATAGGCGATCGCGTAGAGCTTGCGCGGATCGGGATGCAGGGCGAACTCGTCGAGCACGCGATCGCCGCGCTTGCCGGCCTGCGCGTCGGGGTTGCTCGACATGGAGTTGATGCGGCAGCCGTTGGCGAACTGAAGGACGTAGGCGGAGATGGCACGCTCGCGATCGATGACCACCTGGCCAAGATCCTCGGCCGCGGCGTTGAGGATGGCGGCGAAGTGGTTGCAGTCCTCCTTGAACAGGCGGGCCTGCAGGTCGTCACGGGAGGAGACCCAAGCATCAAGGCGCGCATCGGCCGGGCTCTTCTGGCGCACGATGCGGTAGCTGGTCGCCCAAGAGATGCCGACCTGGCGGGCCTTCTCCATGAGCTTGAGGCGTGAGTCGTCCTTGATCCAGGCGGCCTGGTAGCTGAGGAAGAACGAGGCGGCGAGCGCCTTGATCTTCGCCTTGACTGGAGCGGCGGCCGTCACAGCAGTTTCAGCTGCTCCTCGATCAGCGCGAGCGTCTCCTTGGACAGGCCGCCCTTGCTCTTCGCCTTTTCGAGCGAGGACTTGGCGGCGGAGATCTTCTCCTCGTATTGCTTGAGCGCCAGGGCGTGCCGGCTGGCATGCAGCGCGAGATCCGCATCCTTCTGCCGGCGCTTCTTCAGCGCGATGTAGAGGTCCGCGTCCTGGTTCTGCACGGCGCTCGTCTCGAAGGCGATCTGCGCGAGCTTCTCCAGCTCGGCCGCCTTGCCCTGCCACTCGGGCAGGTTGGCCAGCTGCGCCTTCAGGTCGTTGGCGAAGGAGGTTGCCTGCTCCAAATGCCGCGAGAGCGGATACCAGGCATAGAACTCCGAGAGCGCCCGCGTGGAGGTGAGGATGCCGGGCTCCTTGGCGATCATCGCCTTCACCTCGGGATAGCCGTGCTGCTGGAGCAGCGCGAACAGCTCGGCCTGCAGCTTCGGCGGCAGGGTCTTCAACTTGGCGTCTCCGCGGGGCTTCTTCATGCGCGGAACTCCTCGGGGTGGCCGGCGGCGCTACCCCTAACGCCGCCGGCGCTGATTACCCCAAGCCGCACGAACATGACGGACGTGCGGCAATTCAGTTGGCCTTCTCTGGGCGTGCCGACACACGGCAGCACGCTTGCAACGGCCGCGCAGGTTCTCTGCCCATCCGTGGCCAAGGCCCTGCCCTCGCGGGCAGGAAAGCTGAAAGCTGAAAGCTGAAGGCTGAAAGCCAGCAGCGTGAGCAAGAGGCCGCGGGGCATGGCGAGGAAGGTGAAGGCGGCGAAGTGCATCACAGGCCGGCCTCCGTGAGTGCGCTCTCGCCGAGCGCGGTGATGCGCCACTTCTTGCCGACGAGCACGGCGTTGAAGGGCGTGACCCAGCTCTTGTCGGCCAGATCGCGCAGGGCCTTCTCCAGCTCGGGCGCGGTGAGGTTGCGCTCGCCGCCGACCCGCAGCATGGAAAGCAGGCGGGGCTCGGTGTCGCCGTATTGCTGGCGGTTGCGCAGCTCGATCAGGATATTGAGGGCGAGGGGATTCAATGGATGAGGCCCTTGGTGTTGCGGAGCAGGTTGATGGTGCGCTCGGGCACGGCATCGATCCGGCCCTGCAGGTTCTCGATCTCCTGGTCCAGCTTCTCGCGGAGTCGGCGGTCCTCCTCCCGGAGCTGCTTGATGGCCTCGTCGATCTCCAGGCGCTCGCGCTTGATGCGGCCGTGGACCTGGTCGAGGTCGCCCAGATTGGCGATGCGGGTATGCTCGGTGGTGATGAGCGGCTGCGGCATCTTCTCGGGCTGCTCGCGGAGACTCTTCACCGCGACCAAGGCGCCGAGGATCGTGGCGATGAAGCCGCCCAGATAGAACAGCACGGACAACCAGGAGGCCAGCTGGTCGGGCGTAGGAGTGGTCTCGGCGAGGAGCGTCATGGGCGGGTTGGAGCGGTCGGATTACTTCGCGAGCTCGGAGGGCTTGATCGTGCGCTCGTAGCCCTCGGCGGTGATCTGCACGTTGGGTATCCAGGCGTTGCTGTGCTGGATCGTGATCCGCTCGGCGGTGACCTTGTCGCCGACGTGCTTCAGGCCCTCGACCTTGACCGTCGTGCTGGAGAACTTGCCGGTGCGGGTGTAGTCGAGCTTCGAGGCGGTGATGGGCGGCACGAAGCCGTCGATGCCGTTGGCGCAACCGGCGAACAGGGACGCGATGATCATGAGCGCGAGGAGTTGGAGTTTCGATTTCATGGGAGAGTGGAGTTCACCGTTGCCCGCTGCTGCGGTCCCGGTGTTTGTCCCGAGTTCTGCGAGGTGCCCCGCAAACACGGGCAAAGCAGGGGCGAGCGGACGAGGAGACCGGGCGAGACTTCCCAGGCATCGGTGGCGCGGAGGAGCTTGATGCCGGCCGCGGCGAGCGCGGCGAAGACCAGCTCGGAGCAGAACCACTTGCCGCCGCTCTGGTGGCCCTCGACCGAGGAGCGCGACACGAAGCCGAAGACCATCGGCCAGTCGTAGCGCTTGCCGAGCTGGCGCTGGGCGAAGGCGAAGACCTGCTCCTCCTGCTCGGGCGTGAGGCCGGCGACGGCGAAGACTTCCATGCGCTCGCCGGGCTTGGCGTCGAACTCTACCAGGGCGCGCACGCCCTTGAACTCGCGGCTCTCGATGATGCCGCGGCCGGGGAACCAGAGGGAGGCATGCGACCAGCCGCCGCGCTGCTGCCAGCGGATGAGCGCGCCGATCAAGCCAGGAGAACGATGCAGGCAGACAAAGACGCGAGGCCGCCCGTCGGATGGGGGCAAGGTCGACAGGATAGAAGACGGGATGACCTGGTCGCTCATGGCAGGGGCATTACCTTCCGTTTCGCCGCGGCGGCGCGGGCCTTGGCCTGCTGGCGGAAATGCCACTGATAAACGGTGGAGCGATTGACGCCGGCCGCGGCGCAGGCCTCGGTCCAGGTGGCCGCACCGCTTTCAACCTGGGCGGCAATGCCCTGATATTTTGCCAGGGTGGCGGCGTTGAGCTTCGACCGCTGCAGCGTGTAGGCCTTGCGGATCTTCGGCAGCGGAGCCGGCGACGGGCCGGTGGCCGCGAGGATCGACTCGGCCGCGGCCCGCATCATCTCGATGCTGCCGACGATCTCCCCGTTGGCGCTCGCCTGAAGCGGGAGAATGCAAATCCCGCCGTTGACGCGGGCGGGAGAAAATGCGATGATACGTAATGTCGGGTGGCTCAAGCACGCCGACGATAAAGCAAAGCCGCTCGGGGGCCTACTGCACCATTGTCCCGGTTGTCTCGATTAGCCTATTTCTGCTCGGGCTACTGCCGGAAGGGATCGAGCTTGTTGATCTCCTTCGCTGTGCGATGCGTGCGGACCAATGCTTTTCTGATCTCCGACACGGCCGCCGCTGGCGTGTCAAACACTTCGCCGGTGATGGCCGTCCACTTCTCACACTCGGCCCAGCTCAGCGCAGCGATCACGCGGCCCCCGCTGAATTCAACTTTGAACGAGCAAGCCTTTCCAGGCGGGATCACATAGCTCGCATCCTCACGCGGGAGAAAATGGACGTTCCCTGCCTGCACGATCACGCCAGTGTCCAACTGCACAGCGCGCAGCTGGTGATAGTCGAAGATCAGCTGCGAGGCCGTGATGTTCTTGATCTGCACGTAGAGCATACTCCCATCCGCCTCCTGCCATCTGTGAATCAATAGGCCATCCTGGCTGCGGGCAATCTGAGCCTCTCGGGTTTGCAGCGGGGCGATAGCAGCAAGAATGCGTTCCTTCTCTTTCCGCTCGGGAGTCTGGGGTGGAGCGGCCAGCAGAGCGCCGGCGGCGACGAGCATGAGGATAAACGTTTTCATGATGGTCCAGCATCGGGCTGCTCGTTGGCTTCTTGTGCCAGGTGCTGCGCGGTGAGCACGCGGCGGATCTCCGCCTCCTGCTCGGCGCGGGCCTTGGCCTCGCGCTTCTCACGCTGCTCCAGCTGGCTCTTCATCTCCTCGATGACGGGCCGCAGCTCGTAGGCCGTGCGGGCAGTCTGCCAGGCGGCGCGGGCCGCGTTGCCTGCGACAGCCGAGAAGATCCACAGATACATCGAGCCGATGACCGACCCGAGGCCAAAGGCCAATTGCTCTGTCTCCATTTTGCTGGTCACGATCCAGAAGAGGCCGGCGACAAAGCCCAGCAGACTCAGCAACTGAAGCACGCCAACATGAGCCGGCGGCTGATATTCGGATGAGGGCGTAGCATGCGGTTTCATGATGGCAGTCTCCCGTGGTTAGCGGTATTCAGCGTAGCCGTGGTTTTGTCGTGCCGCGTGCGGGCAGGATGACCAATGGCGACTCTGGTGAGCGCAGATCCCGAGCGATGAGTGCTTCGGCCAGCGCGTTCACGCTGAGGCCTGACTCCCTGGCCAACCGTCGAGCGCTTGATCGAAGACCCTTGCGCCAGGAGATCCCAAGGTTGACGCGGATCATCTGCGGTGAATCGGGCTCGGCCTGCAGACGGACAGGGGCCTGCTGCTGGTTCCAGAAAAGAATCGAGACGTATCCGCTCGCGGTGAGGTTGAGCTGCGCGATGCGCGCCGATATGTTCGCCGCGATTAGCGGCAATACTTTGAGTGGAGTTCTTCTCCCTGGGCTGGACACTCACGGAGCAGATGCTGTTCTCGGAATGCAAACAACCGATCTCAGGCAAGACTAACTCTCGCCAAATCAACCAAACAGTAACGGGCCAATGAACATCGATTCCCATGTCAGACCTCCCCGAAGACGCCAAGGTGGTGCCGTTCCCCGTCAAGCTGCGTGATCAATTCCATGGTTGCCGCAAGGCGGAGGATTTCGCCCGCCTCGCCTATGGCATGATAAAACAAATCGAGCGAACCGCCGAGGGCCAGCGGTGTGAGTTTTGCCAGAGAGTTCATCCGGCCTTGCCCAAAGTCTTGCGAGAGGAGTGAGCGGCGGCATCCTGCCGCGTGGCTTCCTCGATCACGCGGCGATGCAAGCCCCACGAGGGCGGCTCGGCCACTTGTTGCCGCAGCTGCTCGGCGATCCAGCCCAGGCGCTGCACATCATCGCCCGCGGCACGAAGCAGCCCGACCATGTGCTGGGTGATGCTTTCCTGCAATATCTGCGCAGGGTCCGGCAGCTCTGATCGGTCTTCGCGCACCACGCTGTCGGGCGGGGCAGAGGAATGCATGGCTTGATCATACGTCACATCGCCGTGATGTGACTGCATGCGCTCCAGCTCGGCCACCTTGAGCATGACGTAGTCGGAAAACTCGCCCTTCCCATTCTCCAAACGGGACACCCATTCGCGGCCTCTGCCAATGAAGCGGCCCATCTCGTCCTGGTCCCAACGCAGCTTCTTTCGGAGCGCCAATAAGCGCTCCGCCCAAGGGGTCACAGTTTTTTGATTTTGTGGCACTTTTGTTGTTGCAATGTGTGACCTCGCGTCACATCTGTGACCTTGAACCAAGTCCCATGACGCCCCAAAAGCAAGCCCGCATTTTCCTCCACCAGCGCCGCCTCGCTCTAGAACTGTCGATGACCGAGCTGGCCAGAAAGGTTGAGCGGCCTCGCGAAAGCGTCTCGCGGGCCGTGAATCACGGCCGCAATCCGAAGGTCCTCGCCAAGGTCAAGGAGGTGCTCGGTGTCTGAACTGCACACAGCCCTGAGCGTTGCCTATCGGCACGCCGACGAATCGACCACGACCGAGCAGGAGCGCGAGGCGATCCTCGCGGCGATCGCCGTGACGTTCGACACCAAGGAAGCCGAGATCGCGGCGCAGACCCTGCACCACATGCGCGAGGCGCGGCGGCACCAGATGATGCTCAAGTCCATTCTCACCGGAAGCGGAGGGAGAAAACCATGAACACGATTGCCGACCGCCCGCTCGCACCCGCGAAGTTTATCGGCACCCAGCACTGCGCCGGGCTCATGCCCGACTTCGAGCTGTGGAACCTCACCGCGCCCGTCGTGATCGACGGCAAGCTCTACGCCGCAGGCTCCTCGCTGAATCGCGAAGCGCTTGAAGCGGCCGGCTTCACCGTGCCGCCGGCCTTCACCCCCGAGCAGGAGGCCCGCCGTGCCGCCTGGTATGGCCGACCCGAGAGCATGGGCACACGCCACCCTTTCCAGTCATGACCGCCGTGACGCAGCTAGCCTTCCCGTTCGCATCGCTCGACTTCGAGGGGTTCACCATCCTCACGGTCGACCAGATCGCGCAGAAGCTGCGTTACACGCCCCAGCACATCCTCAACCTGGTGGAGCAGGGCGAGCTGGTCGCCATCGACGGCAAGAGCAAGGGCGTGAATCGCCGCAACTGCCGCGTAGCGATCGAGGCCTACCGTGCCTTCTGCGTCGCCCGCCTCACCGGCCCGGCCCCGCAGATGCGGGAGTTCATCCACCAGCTGCCGCGCAGCGTGCGCATCGAGCTGATCCGCGAACTCAAGGAGAGCCTGGCCACATGAGGACCGCCCTCCAGCTGCGCGGCCTGATCCGCAACCAGGAGGAGAAGCTCCGCCTGTATGAGCTGATGCGCGAGGTCCTCACGCCCGAGCAGCTCGTCGAGCAGGGCAACTTCCACGCCCGGTGCGTGCTCGCCCGCCAGCAGCTCGCCATGTTCCAGCAGGAACGGGCGGCACTCAATTCCCCGGCTGCGCCGGCAACTGCAAACGCTGAGGGCCTGGCAGGTTCCTTGGTCACCATCGACGCGCAGCCGGGGAACCCCCTCTCATGAAAGGAAATTTCAAAGCTACCTCCGCGCTCGTGCTGCTCGACGGCACGGCCCTACCCCCCGCCCAGAAAGGCGACATCGCCAAATGGCAGAAGATCGTCGCCAGCCAGATCGACGAGATCGCCCGCCAGGAGCGCATGACGCCGCGCCGTGCCGTCGCCGTGGGCCTCATGCTTCACGCGATCAAGGCCTCCCTTCCGCGGGGCCAGTGGACCCCCTGGCTCCATGAAACTTTAACCGAGTTAAAGTTCTGGTCCAAGGGCACCGCCCAGGTGAACGCGAGCTACTACATGCGCCTCGCCCTAGCCTTCGTCGACACCTCGAAGCCCACCGCGCCCGAGCTGCAGGCGCTGCCCGCCGGCGGGCTGGTGCTCGACCTCGACTGCGCCACGGGTGCCGCCGCCAAGCTCGTCAAGAAGCTCGATGCCTTCTGCGGTGAGGCCTCACTGGCCGAGCTGCTCCGCGACCACGGCATCAAGAACGGATCGGGCGGCAGCGCATCCGCTTCCCCCGCCGCCGCCCTGGCTGCCCTGCCGGCCGACGACAACACGCTCCTCCAGGACACCGCCGAGTGGGTGCTCAATCTCCGCCGCACCGTCACCGACCCCGACACCCTGAAGCGCTTCACCGCCGCGCAGATCAGCTCCCTCGAAAAGCAGCTCGACGACATCACCGAGGATTTCCGCAAGGCCCGCGCCAGCCTCCAGCGCAAGTAACCCCGCCACCCTCATGAGCCCAGAAACAGCCATCATCCCCGCCGCCGCCGCCGCCATCTCCGGCCTGCTCATGCCCGCGCACGTCGCCACCGTCGTGCCCGCCGAGCACTACGAGGTCTACTGCCGCCTCTCGCTCGACCAGCAGAAGCGCGTCTCTCTCCTGATCGCGTTCTTCCAGGAGATGACCGTCGCCCCCGAGGGTATCGTGGCCGCCGCCGGGCGCCTGAGCGCGGCCCACGGCTACCTCAGCGGCACGAGCATCGTGCGGCTCTACTACGCCTTCCTCGCGGCCGAGAAGATGCTCAAGGGCACCGGCTGGCTCAAGCTCGCCAAGATCTACCGCGGCCCGCAGAAGCTGCCGGCCGACTTCGTCCAGGAGGTGCGCCGCCGCATCGAGTGCAACGCCGTCTCCGCCCGCGCCGCCATGACCGCGCTGCGCACCGAGTGGAGCGAGGGCGCCTCGATCGCCGGCTACGGCACCTGGCGCGAATACTTCCGCTCCACCTTCCCACTGGAGGAGGTGCCGGAGCGCTTCCCCTTCAATTTCTATCCCCCCGGCTGGAGCGAGAGCAACCTCTACGACCAGCAGAGCAGCCGCGCCGAGCGCGCCCTCAAGCGCCGGGGCTACGCCGCCGCCAAGCGCTACCTGCCGCACGTCATGCGCGACCTCTCCCAGCTGCGCTTCATGGAGCTGATCGTGATCGACGACTTCGAGACCGACCAGCTCGTGCTCACCTGGAACCCCGAGACCAAGCGCCGCCAGATCGTGCGCTGCGCCGGGCTGGTGGCCATCGACGCCGCCACGCGCACCAAGCTCGCCATCGGCCTCAAGCCCCGCTTCACCGACGATGAGGGCAAGAAGCAATCCCTCACCCGCGCCGACGTGCAGGGCCTGCTCTACGAGGTGTTCCGCATCTTCGGCCGGCCCGCGAACTACAACGTCACCATCCTCTGCGAGAACGGCGGCGCGGCCATCACCGGCGACTTCGAGCTGTCGCTGGAGCTGCTCCTCGGCGTGCAGGTGGCCCGCACCGGCCTGATCCACGAGAAGACCCTGCGCAACGGCTTCGTGCAGGGCGGTGGCAAGCCCTGGGAAAAGCCCTGGATTGAGTCGATGTTCCGCCTGATGCACTCGACGGCGGGTGCCCTGCCCGGCCAGAAGGGCGCCACCTACCAGCTCAAGCCCGCCGACCTGGAGGCGAAGGTCCTCTACACCGAGAAGCTCCTCAACCAGGACGCCATCACCCCCGAGATCGCCGAGCAGCTGCGCGTGCCCTTCCTCACCGTCGACCAGTTCCTCGCCGCCTACGAGCGGATCTTCCAGCGCATGGAGGAGCGCACCGACCACCGCCTGCAGGGCTTCGACGAGCGCGTGCTCTTCCAGCTGCCCGGCAGCACGAAGCTCGCCGACCAGTCCAGCCTGGCGCTGCTGGAGCCCGCGCAGATCCTCGCCTGCACGCCCGTCGGCGTGATGGAGAGCCCCCGCGAGCGCCGCGCCCGCCTGCTCACCACGGCCGGCCTGCAGCCCGTGGCCGAGCTGCTGCTCGCCATGCTGCTCCTCACCCCGCGCAAGGTGAAGCTGCAGAATCACCGCCTCGCCTTCGTGCACCAGGGCAAGGGCTTCACCTTCGCCGACGCCGACTCGCCCGCCATGCGCCTGCCCGAGGGCACCGAGCTGCTCGGCTACTTCGACGCCACCCGGCCGCACATCCTGCACGTCACCGACCTGCAGGGCCGCTACGTCGGCCCGGTGAGCAGCCGCACCCGCATCGACATCCGCGACCAGGAGGCCATCGGCGCCGAGCAGGCCGAGGTCTCGCGCCTGATCCATGCGTGCGTGACCGGCCCCCTGCGCGAGCGCCACGCCGCCGAGGACCGCCAGCTGGCCGACGACAACGCCCACAACGTGCGCCTGCAGATCGAGGCCGGCATCGCCGAGCCCGTGCGGGTCTCGCCGGTGAAACACTTACCTGCCGCTCACTCCACACCCGTAGGGGAACTCAGAGGCACCGCCTCGACCGGAGATAAGGCCGCCACAGGCCCCAAGCCCGAGCGGCAGGGACTTTCCGCCAAGCTCGCCCAGACGCCCGCCCACGTGGCCTGCAAGCCCCATGCCGGCCATCTGGCGCTCGCCCAGGGCATCGCCGCCGAGGTCGGCACGGCCGACGCCGGCAAGACCCGTGCAGAGGCACTGCAACAGGCCGACGAACTCGACTCCACCAGCCTCCTGTAAGTTTCACCTCACCCCCCATCCCCCTAAAAACATGACAACCGCTACCGCAGCCCTGCCTCCCGCAACGCCGCAGACCGACGACGATCTCGCCGGCCGCGCCCTCACCAACGTGGGCGACAACATCCGCGCCTCCTGGCCGTTCTCGCTCGACTCGATCCGCTCCAACATCGCCTACATGAGCCCCGAGGCCAAGGAGCTGCTCGTGTGGGCCTTCACCTGGTGCATCGACTCCGCGCACCCGCTGCGCTTCGACGAGTTCGCCGACCGCACCGGCTACTCGAAGAACAAGTTCTACAAGATCTATTCCGGGAAGGACAAGCACCCCACCGACGACAAGGAGCACGCGCAGTTCGGCAAGCTGATGGAGCCGAGCACCGCGCTCCTCGACGCCGTCCGCAAGTTCCGCCGCATCGAGCTGGAGCGCGCCAAGCTCGGCCGCGCCCTCTTCGTGATGACGCCCACCGCGAAGAAGATCTTCCACGCCTGCGACCTCGCCCGCGAGAGCCAGACCCCCGTCATCCTCTACGGCGCCTCCCAGATCGGGAAGACCGAGGCCCTCAAGCAATACTGCATCGAGAACAACCACGGCCGCACCGTCCTGGTCGAGCTGGAGGCCGTGAGCGGCCTGATGGGTGTCCTCAAGGCCATCGCCGAAAAGCTCGGCATCAGCCCCAACGCCAACACGCCCGACCTGATCGCCCGCATCAAGAAGGCCCTCACGCCCGACATGGTGCTGATCCTCGACGAGGTCCACCTCCTGGCCAACACCTACCGCAAGGGCAGCTTCTTCGCCTGCATGGAGGAGCTGCGCCGGATCTTCGACTTCGCCCGCTGCGGCCTCGTGATGACCTTCACCCTGCTCGGCTACACGATGGCCGAGACGCACCGCAAGCGCGAGCTGGAGCAGATCTTCCGCCGCGGCGTGCACAAGATGAACCTCGGCGACCGCCCCAGCACGCAGGACATCGCCGCCCTGGCCGACGGCTGGGTGCTGGAGATGCCCACCCGCGGCGACACCATCACCATCGGCAGCGGCCCGAAGGCCCTCACCGAGCAGCCCTACGAGATGCTCAAGCAGCTCGCGCAGGAGAACGGCCTCAAGGCCATCATCGAGCGCTTCCGCTACGGCTCGAAGCTCGCCGGCGAGGAGGACCTCACCTGGGAGCACGTCGTGAAGGCCCACTTCATGATCCTGAAAAACGCCACCCCGCCCGCCCACGGCTGGCAGAGCTGAGGACCTAGCCATGATCACCTTCGCCAAAGGCTTCCTCATCCTCGGCGCGCTCGCCGGCATCCTCGGCCTGCTCGGCATCCTGCTCCTAGCCTTCGCCTGGTGGCAGGACCGCCGCAGCGCCCGCCAGCCGATCCTCACGCCGCGCCGCAAGCGCAACTTTCCCGCAAACTCCACTCCCGTCTCCCATGCCCGCTAAAACCACCCGCATCAAAGCCCCTGTCATCCTCACCCGCGAAGAGTTCGAGATCCTCGTCGAGCGCGTCGCCATCCACACCACGCGCCTGCGCCAAGCCGAGGCCAACCGCGACGAAGAGATCCAGCGGGTGCAGGCCGGCTGGGGCCGCGAGATCTCCAAGCTCGGCGACTACATCAAGGCCGACGTGACCCTCTGCGAGAAATACGCCGAGGAGCACCGCGCCGAGCTGCTGCCCGGCAAGGCCAAGAGCAATGAGACCGCGCTCGCCCGCTACGGCTTCCGCCTGGGCAACCGCACCGTCGCCCTGCTCAACCGGAAGTGCAGCTGGGAGGCCGCCGTCAAGCTGCTCAAGGCCTTCGGCTACCTCTGCTGCCTGCGCACGGTCGAGGAAGTGAACAAGGAGGCCGTGTTGGCCAACACCGACGACCAGGGCTTTATCGGCCTGCCCGCGAGCGACGAGAAGAAAGGCCGCACCAACGTCAGCGCGCTCGGCAACATCGGCCTGAAGATCAATCAGTCCGAGACCTTCTACATCGAGCCCAAGATCGACGGCGCCGTCCAGGTCAAGGCGGCCTCCTAAGCCATGTATGCCTACGCCTATCTCGAATGCCCGCACTGCGGTGAGCAGATCGAGTGCGAGTTCGAGATCAACGAAACGGAACCCGAGCTGCCGGACCAGTGCCCGTTCTGCGAAAAACCCATCAAGGGTGCGCCGGACCTGACGGCCGACGCGATGGGCTCGTTGATCGATCAAGCCACCGACCACGCGAAGGATTCATCATGATCCGCACGGTCCTCATCCTCTGCGGTCTCTGCGTCCTCTGTGTTAAATCAGAGGCCGCCGTCGACGCCGAGCGCCTCGCCTCAGCGATCCGCCCGGTCGAGGACTGGCACGGCCGCGACGGCGCGGCCGGCGAGCGCGGCCCCTACCAGATCACCCGCGCCGTCTGGTCGATGCATATGCCCGGCACGCCCTTTGCAGCCGCTCGGCAGGAAGGCCCCGGCCGTGCCTGTGCGCTCAAGCATATCGCCTGGCTGGCCCGCGAGCTGAAGGCGGCCGGCTGGCCCGACAACGCCCACACGATCGCCCTGGCCTACAACGCCGGCCTTACCGCCGTGCTCGAAGCCCGCGCCCCGCAGAGCAGCTACGACTACGCCCTGCGGGTGGAGAATATCTACCACGTTTCCCAACCCTTGCTCGGCGCTGCCATGGCGCCGCGCATTCCCAGCGTTCGCACGACTGATGAGCGTCGGTTCGTCCTTTCCGCCGCGCTGTTTCGAGTGTGTTGGCCGAGCACCGACTATCGTGCGAATCGGCCGGTTTTTCTCATCCCCTGATTTATCCCTATGAGCACCATCATCACCATACCCATGACCGCGGACCTTGAGCCCGCGTTACGCTACCTGGCCGCAAATCCCAGCAAGCAGATCGAGTTCATCGCCGACAAATTCAAGAAGCAGAAGAAGGCGATCTGGAGCTGGCTGGAGAAATACAACCGCAGCAAAAAGACGCTTCCGGCCCACGTCATCGACAGCGCGCTCGCCGCCGAGAAGAACCAGCCGGCGAAGATGAGCACCGCGACGCTCGTGCCGCGCCGGCTGTCCGAAAAACTCGGTTTCACGCCATCGCCCGCGCTCCAGCTCGTGCGTCCGCCCGCGCTGACGCAGGATGTCGAAAAGTGGCTGAACCAGCAGAACGTCGATGTCGCTGGCGCCCGCTTTCTGAGTTTCCAAGTGAAGGTGACGCCCGATCTTGCAGCTTCCTGGCTGCTGCTCAACCAGGGCAACCGCAATCCCAGCAAGGCGAAGGTCCGCCGTTTCGCGGCCTCGATCAAAGCCGGGCGCTGGGTGCTTAACGGTGAGACGATCAAGTTCTCGATCTCCGGCCGTTTGCTCGATGGCCAGAGCCGGCTCAAGGCGATCGTGATGGCGGGCACACCGGCCATGCTGGAGATCCGGGGCGGCCTGCCCGACGAGGCGCAGAAGGCCATGGACATCGGTGAGGCGCGCAAAGGCACGCACACGCTCGAAATGATGGGTGAGAAATACCCGAACATCCTATCGCCCGCCCTGCGCTGGATCTTCCGATGGGAAAACGGCGCGCTCAGTTACAAGGGCCAAAGCGGCGGGGTGGATGTGACCGTGCTGGAGAACATGGAGATCGAGCCGATGCTCAAGCGGCACGACGGCCTGCGAGCCTCGGTCGGCTGGTGCGTGAGCGCAGGCTATAAGGTCACGGGTATGATGCCACCCAGCGAGGCGGCGTTTTTCCACTATCTCCTCGGCCGGGCCTCGGTGGCGAAGCGCGATGTCTTTTTCGCCGGCCTAGCCACTGGGCTCGGCCTGACCGACAAGAGCCCAGCATACCACCTGCGCGAGCGCCTGCAGACCGACCGCGCCAGCTCGAAGCGCATGAGTGTGCGCGAGCGCACCGCCCTGGTGATCAAGGCCTGGAACGCCCACTTCTCCGGCGAGAAGGTCGGCCAGCTAGGCTTCCGGGCAACGGGTGATTTCAAAGAGGCGTATCCATCGATCGCGGGATTGAAGGCGCCGGAGAAGGCCGCATGAGCACGCCCGAGATCTACTCCCACATCGCCCGCATGGTCTTCGGCAATATTGAGGACCTGCGCAGCTCGCTCGCCGGCGTGACGGACCTAGCCGACATCGAGGAAGCCCTCCTGCACGCCCGCGCCCTGCGCGAGGGCAAGACCAAGGTCGCCCTCCTGGAGCGCCATCTCCGCCAGGTGCTGAAGGCAAAGGCCTCTAAATGAGCGAAGTCCTTCAACCCTCCGGCAAGCCGACACTGGCGACCGACCTATCGCCCGAGTGGATCACCCGCGTGCGCGGTATCATCGCCCGCGATGGGCACGCCGTGCGGGCCTGCCTCGACCGCCCGACGATCGAGGTGCAGAACCCCAACCGCCCCGAGGTGTGGCAGCCCCTTAACCTGGAGACCAACACGGCCCTCTTCGCCACGACAGCCGACCGCGACCAGGTCCTCCAGCAACTCATCGGCCGCAAGTCATGAGCCCCGCCCAGTCAGCTCTTTATTTTCGCGAATGGGGCAAGGTCCGCGCCCACTACATCGCCAAGGGCATCGACCCCAAGCAGGCGGAGCACAAGCGGCACGAGCTGCACAAGAAGGCCCTCGGCACCGACAAGTCCTCGAAGGGCTTCACCAATGCCGACCTCGACCGGGTCCTGGCCGCGTTCTACGCCATCACCCGCCCGGCCGACCTCACCGCCCAGCTCCGCCAGATCGACCAGCCCGAGCTGCGCATGGCCGAGGCCCGCAAGGCCTGCATGGAGATCCTCGCCGAAATCGGCATCGGCGCCGGGCACGATGCCATCAAGGCCGATTTCCTCCGCCGCAGTTACCTCGACGCCATCACTAAGAACATCACCCGCGGCGCCCAGGTGGATTTCCAAGGCCTCAGCGACCGCCAGGCCAACCACGTCCTGCACACCCTCCGCCTGCGCCTCCTGGCCCAGAAGCAGGCCGCCAAGAAGCACGCCACGCCGGTGGCGGCCGGTGCGAAAGACGACGACGAGAACTGCCCCTTTTAACCATGCAACCCGAATTCCAGTTCACCAAGCCCGCGACCTCGAATGAGGACGCTGCCACGCTGATCGATTACCTAAACGGCAAGGACTGGATGACGGCCGTCCAGATCGGCATCGCCCTCGGCTGGTCTGACCGCCGCGTCCGCCGCGCCGCCGCCGACAGCGACCTGATCATCAGCTTCCCCGGAAGCCCCGGCTACAAGTGCATCAGCAACTGCACGGCGGCCGAGTATCACCGCTTCCGGGCCGCCAACCGCAGCCAGGCCCGCGAGATGATCGCCCGCGTCATGCGCGCCGACCGGCAATTCTACGGCCACCCCGCCGCCATCGTATGAGCATGACCGGCTACCTCGACGAACGGGATCTCCGCAAGGAGCAGGCCGCGAAGCTGGCCGAGCGCGACCGCAAGGAGCGCGAATGGCTCTACGGCGACCGCACCGACGCCGAGCGGCTGATCCGGTTCGATGCCTGGGTAAAGGCCGAGCTGGCCGCCCGCATTGATTGGACCTGGGCGGGCGAGGCCAAGGCCAAGCGCATCGAGCAGTGCAAGGTCGGCCTGGAGAACATGGTCAAGCAGCTCTGGTCCCGCGGCTGGCACCTCGATGGCAAGCGCCTGGCCACCCTGATCAAGGACGCCCTGGACGAGGTCGGCGATGCCCAGCGGAAGGGCCGGGTGCGCGACTTCTGGCCGTTCTTCAATGCCGTGGTGACCCGCTACGTCGGGGCCAACGCCGAGGAGATCCAGCAGGCCGCCATGTCGATCGGGGACGGGGCCGGGAGGATCTTCGATCAGCTGCTGCGGAAGACGCCCCAGCAGGCCAGCATGACCGAACTGGTGGCCCGCCGGGCCGACGAGACGATCCGCGAGCAGGTCAAACGCCAGCGCGCCCAGGAGGCCCGCCAGAAGGCTGATGCAAGCCAGCCGCAGCTCTTCTGATCAGCCCTTGCAAGGCTCGTGCAGCGCGTCCGCTGAGAGCCGGAAAAGATTATCAAACGTTTCGGAATCGTGGGGGTCGCGGCCGGTTTTCTTCTCAAACTGATCGGGCCGCGCCGGCTGCTTCATAAGTGCCTGTTGTTCCGCATCATTCCGTTTAAGACCGGCTGCTTCCGGTCTTTCTCATTCCCCATCGGAAACTTCAGTAGAGTTCGGTGACCGCT